AGGCGTACTTCGACAGGCACGAGGTCGACAAGAAGGGCAAGGGATGGTCACCCGGTGAGGATGGATACCCGAGCAACGGCCGCATCGCATGGGCGCTGTGGGGTGGTGACCCAGGATACACATGGGCACGAAACATCATCGAGCGCAATGAAGAGCGGTGACCCCGTCAAGGTGAGCTACAAGGGAGGCGGGCACCGCATCGGCGTGGTCCGCTCCAACTGCGTCAACGTCGACGGCAACTGGCTCATTGAGTTCGTTGATGGCCTCGAATGGGTTCCAGCCGCATGGATACAACTGCACAGGAAGCAATCAGTCACCGAGCGTATCTTAGAGGAACAGAAGAATGAAGACCGAAACCGTTAAACTATCCAAGCTCAAGGCGAACCCGTCGAACCCGCGCGTGTTACGGGACGAGAAGTTCGCCAAGCTCAAGAAGTCCATCACGGACTTCCCCGACATGCTGAACTACCGCGCCATCGTGGCCGTGACCGACACGGACGGCAAGCTGATGGTGCTTGGTGGCAACATGCGGCTTCGGGCCTTGCAGGACCTGGGCATGAAGGAGGCACCGGTGATGCTGGCGGACCATTGGACAGAGGAGCAACGCCGGGAGTTCATCATCAAGGATAACGTGGGCTTCGGGGAATGGGACTGGGATGCTCTGGCGAACGAGTGGGACGCATTGAAGCTAGAGGAGTGGGGATTAGATGTGCCTGCTGGCGGTGAAGATGACGAAGATGTGCCATTGAAGTTTGAGGACGCTTCATTACAGGTTCGCCCACAAATGGAATACGTGTTGATAATGGCAGAACCCAACAGCGAGGAATGGGAAGAAATGAAACAGACGCTAGGGCTAAAAATGGTGAGGCGAGGGGGATACAAGGAGGGGAGCGCCTTTGATAGCTTGGGGCTAGAAAGGGTGCTGACATTTCAGGGAATGAAAGAAAGAATGAAGGAGCATGCTGATCGCGATACCGAGTAAGGGCCGAGCTGGTTCAACGAAGTCTGACAAGATCCTGAAAGGGGCCAAGATGTTCGTGCCTGAAAGCGAGGTGCATCAGTATAGGAACTACTGCACCAATGTAGTCGGTGTGCCTAACTCGGTCAAGGGGATAACGCCGACAAGGAATTGGATCCTTAAAAACGCAAATGACAGTAGGGTGGTATTCATTGACGATGATGTAAAATCGGCAGGATACATAGAGCTTGGAACACGGGCCAAATACGTAAAGGTCACGGATGGAAAGGTATGGGAGGTGGAGTTCGCAAAATGGTTCGACCTGTGCGACCAGATGGACTACAAGATATGGGGCCTCAAAAGTGAAAGCGCACCGCGTTCCACATACCCATACAAGCCGTTCCTTTTCAGGACCTACGCAACGGCATCGTGCATGGGAATAGTAAATGACGGATCATACAGTTTCAACGAAGCATACCATGTTAAAGAGGATTACGATATTTGCCTGCGACACATTAAAGAGCGCGGAGGACTGTTAGGTGTGCGATACATGCACTGGGAGAATGAGCATTGGGGAACCAATGGAGGCTGCAAGGACTATCGGACGATGAAGATGGAAGAGGATGCGATAGCAATGCTCCGAAAAGATCATCCGGGCATGGTAAGAATGGCAAAGAGGGAGGCCAGTGCGTACACAATAGAGCTGAACCTATAACAAGGCCAGCGGCAGGAAGTTCGACGAGATGCTTGCAGCCAAAGAAACAGCCGAGTAGCAGTCATGGGAAAGCCGAACCCAATCCCAAACAGCAAGCCGTTCCCCAAGGGCAAGAGCGGCAACCCCAACGGAAGGCCCAAGAAGCTGCCTGAGCTGGACAAGCTATTGGCCGATGTACTTGGGGAAGAGAAGGACGGAGTGACGGCAGCAGATGCCATCCTACGCAAGCTGCGGGCAATGGCGGCACAGGGCAACATCCGCGCCGCTGAGATATTGCTGGACCGGGCATACGGCAAGGCGAAGCAGTCCATTGACCTCAACGCGGACGTGACCAGCCGCTTCACGATGATAGATGACATCCAACCTGTCCCACCACCTATCGACGAAGCAGGCACAGGCATGGGCTTACCTGAAGACGCCCCGCACAAGTGAGGTGCTCTATGGTGGCGCTGCCGGTGGCGGGAAGTCCTACCTCGGCGTGTCGTGGCTGCTGTGGTCTGCGCTGCAATACCAAGGGTCGCGGTGGCTCATGGGCAGGGCCGTGGCGAAGACGCTGAAGGAGACGACGCTCAACTCCTTCTTCGATGCAGCCAGCCGCATCGGCATGGTTGCTAACCGTGACTACACTTACAATGCGCAGACCGGAACAATCACAATAGGCCGGTCCACTATCATCCTCAAGGACCTGTTCGCCTACCCCAGCGACCCGAACTTCGACGACCTCGGCTCCCTCGAGATCACGGGTGCCTTCATCGACGAGGCCAACCAGGTGTCCGCCAAGGCCAAGGCCATCGTGGGCAGCCGCATCAGATACAAGCTGGACGAGTTCGGCCTGACGCCTAAGATGCTGCTCACCTGCAACCCGGCACGCAACTGGGTGTTCACGGACTTCTACGACCCGTGGCGCAAGGGCAGTCTCCCCACGCACCGTGCCTTCGTGCCCGCCCTCGTGACGGACAACAGCCACATCAGCCCTCACTACATCGAGAACCTCAAGCGCCTCACAGGCCCCGACCGTGAGCGCCTGCTGCTCGGCAACTGGGACTATGACAACGACCCGTACGCCCTCATGGACGCCGACGCCATCATGGACATCTTCAGCGCCGACCATGTGCCCGAGGGCAAGATGGCTATCACCGCCGACATCGCACGCTACGGCAGCGACCGCACGGTCATCATGCTGTGGTCGGGCTTGCGCATCACCCATGTCACCGTGATGGACCGCAACGCGATCACCGAGGCCGCCGCGGCCATCAGGCAGCTCGCCGAGCAGGAGGGCGTCGCACGGTCACGCATCGTGGTGGACGACGACGGCATCGGCGGTGGCGTGGTCGACCTGCTGCCGGGCTGCGTCGCCTTCAAGGGTGGCGGCAAGGTCATCGGCAAGGGCGAGTACCAAAACCTCAAGACGCAGTGCAGCTACGAGCTGGCGGCGCACGTCAATGATGGGCTGGTTGCGTGGGAGCCTGACGGGTGGCATGAGGAGGTCAGCACCGAGCTGCGGTGGGTCAAGAGGGACAAGGTGAACAGCGACACAAAACTGCACATCCTCGGCAAGGACAAGGTCAAGGAGGGTCTGGGGCGTTCGCCGGACTTCGCCGATGCCATGATGATGAGGATGGTGCTCGAGCTGCGCGGTGATGTGGTCGGCTCCGACTACCTTCGCACCAAAGGCAAGCGGCACAGGCACACGGCCTTCGTCGACAACATACGCAAGAGCATCCGATGAGCTGGGACCTACACCACGGCGACTGCCTTGCACACATGCGGACCATGACGGACAACAGCGTGGACGCCATAGTGACGGACCCGCCGTACTTCGGGGTCAAGGACGACGACTGGGATAACCAATGGAAGGACGCGGGCCACTTCATCGAATGGATCGGGGAACTGTCTGAGCAGTGGCAGCGCATCTTGAAGCCGAATGGTTCGCTGTACTGCTTTGCATCGCCACGGATGGCGGCGCGCGTGGAGGTGAAGATCGGGGAGACGTTCAACCTGTTGCCCACTATCGTTTGGATGAAACAGGACAAGGCTGGGAATGGCATCGCAAACCGTTCGGACATTACCGGACTGCGCTCATTCTTTCCGCAGTCTGAGCGGATCATCTTCGCCGAACACTACGGCGCGGACAACATCGCCAAGGGGGAGGCCAGCTACGTGGGAAAGTGCGACGAACTGAGGGGCTTCGTGTTCGAGCCGATCCGCGCCTACTTGGACGGCGAACGCGAACGGGCCGGAGTAACGCCGCGCCAAGTAAACGACGCCACCCGTACGCAGATGGCTGGCCACTGGTTCACGCGGGTGCAATGGGCACTGCCTACGGCCAAGCATTACGCCACCATGCAGGAGCTGTTCAACGGGCAAGGTGGCGACTACCTGCGCACCCAATACGAAGACCTGCGCACCCAATACGAAGACCTGCGCACCCAATACGAAGACCTGCGCACCCAATACGAAGACCTGCGCCGCCCGTTCAACGTGACCCCGGACGTACCCTACACGGACGTGTGGACCTTCCGCACCGTCCAAGCATACGAAGGCAAGCACGTCTGCGAAAAGCCGCTGGCGCTTATGGAGCACATCATCCTCGCCAGCACCCGCCCCGGTGCCATCGTGTTCGACCCGTTCATGGGGAGCGGATCCACCGGCGTTGCCGCTGTGCTCAATGGCCGGTCGTTCATCGGCTGCGAGATGGACGCCAAGCACTTCGCCAACGCATCGGCACGGATACAGAAGGCTGAAACACAACCCCGACTGCTATGATCACCCTCCGCCACGCCTCATCAACCTGATCTATTCTCATGAGCAAGTTCATCACACTCCATGAGCCGGACGGCTCCAGCCACGACTACCGGATCATGCCGTTCGAGGACCTGACCATCGCCGACTGGTACGACATCACCAACCCGCCCATCGCGCCCGACGATGCCGACGCGACCTACGAGC